TCGTATCTGCTCACACGCGAGTTTGCCCCAAGACCAGCGCACCGTCAAGGTGAGCTTCTATGTCTCTGTCTTCACCGAGGAGCAGGCGAAGTCTACGGAGGGGTCGAACAACGTCGTTCTCGTGCGCCGGTCCGACTTGATGACGAAGCGGTATGAGGGAGACCCCCAAGATGTCTTCATGACGACCGACGAGTATCTCTATGAGATTTCGTATGAGAAGGACGTGACAACCAAGCGCATCTCGTCTCTCTTGAAGTCTGCAGCCGTGGACTGCGAGATTCACCGGAAACTCCATAGTCGGGAGACTCCGGTGCTCTCGTGTATGCGGTTTGATAGTACGGCAACGGGAGAGGACCTTGCGTACAAACCGAGTCTGAAGACGGACGATACAGATGCGTCCTACTTGCGCAATCTCACGAAGCGCAAGCGGACCCTGCAAAAGGTGTCTGTGAAGGGAATGGTCTTCCTCTACGACCCCCAGACCAAGGACATGTATGACGGCCCGGCCTTTGAGGACAACGAGCGGTTGCTGCGGGTGGGGACGAAGACAAGTGCGTCGACGATTGAGTGGATGTTGCCTTAGGCACTCAGAAGGTCCTCCAGCCATCCATCGCAGACCGTCGTCCAGGACTTGAAGGGATAGGCCTTGACAGTCTTGCGAAGCTCGGGGAGACGCTCAATGGCCGTCTTCATCGCCGTTGCAACAGACTCGTAGGTGAACGTCGGAGCCCAGCCCCCGAGCGGCATGGACCCCGCAAAGTACGCATCATCGCCCGGAGGAATGAACACGGCGGTGGACTCGTCGAGGAACGTCCGGAAGCTTCCAACATCCGTCACGACCTGCGGCGCACCCGTGAGCATGTGCTCCAGCTGGCAGAGCCCGAAGCCCTCGCCGTCAGAGGTGTTGATGCCGATGTCCGCGACATTGTAGAGCTGGTTGATTCCATCGTCTCCCACGACGTTCGGCGGCGACGTATCGATGAGAACGAGTCGTGCAAGCGCAGACTGGTCAAGTCCGGCCTGGGCCGCCTCGCGCTGGAAGATGGCCGGAATATCGTAGTACGCGCCGGCCTGAGGATTGAGATTCGTCGCCAGAATGAGGTAGGCGGCGGGCGTGGTCTTCAGAATCCGTGCGAACCCTCCGAGCGTGAGGTCGAGGCGCTTGCGCTGGCTGTTCCGGTTCACGTTCAGGAAGACAGGCGCCGAGGCAGGAATCCCGAGATTCTTGCGGAGCGCAAGTCGGGCATCCTCTGCGAGGGGCGTGAACGTCGTGCTATCCGCCGCATGCTCCAAGACGCGGACATCCGGGAAGTCGCCGTACGCGAGGAACTTCCGCTTCCAGACCTCCGTGAAGCAATAGACACGGTCCGCGTGGTCGTGAATGGACTTCATGAGAGGGGCAGCGATTCCATCGTAGACCTGGTCCACGTAAATCCAGAGCTTGTAGGTCGAGGTCTTGCGGTCGTGCTTCATCGCCTCCAAAAACTTGTAGATGATGAGGGGGTCATTGTAAATCATGACGACATCCGGACCGACCATCTCAAGATAGTCGTAGACCTTGTTGAACCCAAAGCCCTCCTCCTTGGGGTCCTCATTCGCAGCCGCATCATAGAGATTGACACTCGGCGGCGGCTTGCGATGGCCTGGGGCATTGGGATGGCGCTGGAAGCCATAGTGAAAGAGCTTCACGCGAGGGGCGAGGGTCGAGGCCTGCTTGAGAAGGTTGTGCGAGACCTTGGAGTATCCAGTGGTCTGGTCAATGTGCGTGCTGACGAGAACGACCCTCATTTGAAACTACAGGGCCACCCACGTATAAATCTCTTCGCGTAAGACAATGCAGGTCAACTCCGCTCAGGACTATCTGACGCGCTACAAGCGTCGCATTATCGCTGCGACATTCTATTCGACACCCCCCGAGCAGAAGGATAAGACGAACGCTGTCTTCCTGAGTGCGATGGCCAACAACGCCCAGACCCGGCAGCGGGCGCAGGTCCCCACAGTTGTGAGCGCGTGGGGTGGGGCTCCGGGAGGTGCGACGTATGTCTCCTCGTGCACGAGTAACTGCTCTCTGGCGACGGGGGCTCCGGGTACGTTTCAGGTCGTGAACACGAAGGATGTCGTCTCGCGCCAGGCCCTTCGCCCGATTGGCGTCCGCGCAACTGTTTCTCAGCAGTGAGCATGGACGATTCCATCGCACGTTGGGTAAGTATCCGTGGGTTCCAACTTGCAAGCCTCTTCCTGTTCTTACGATTCGTCTATCTCGTCGAAGAAGAAAGTTAAAGATTCCGTCTGCGTAGATACAAATGCCGGGCGGCTTGCTTCAATTGGTCGCCGTCGGAGCTCAGAATGAGTTGGTCAACGGGAGTCCCTCCATGACTCATTTCCGAGCCGTCTACCGTCGCCATACCAATTTTGCCATGGAGTCCATTCGGATGAGCTTTACGGCGTCGAACCTGGAGTTCTCGTCCACAGGGACACGCACGCTCTCGTGTCGGGTTGACCGCTATGCGCAGCTCCTGCACGACACCTACCTGATTCTCACCCTTCCGGACATCTGGTCTCCTCTGAAGTACCTCGGGTCGGCCACACCAACCCTTCCCCCTGGCTACGGTGCAGGAATCCAAACCGAGACGGAGCCGAACGCGATTGGCTATGAATTTCAGTGGATTGAGAACATCGGATACAACCTCATTGACCGCGTGGACATCACCCTCAATGGGCAGTCCATCCAGACGCTTCGGGGCGAGTGGCTCAAGATGTATTCCTACATGACCCATGACCGGAACAAGCGCCAGATTGTCGACCAGATGGTCGGGAATGTCCCCGAGCTCACCGACCCCGCGAATGCGTATGACCGGACCAACCAGTATCCACACGCGATTACCCCCGTCACGACCCCGTTGGTGGCGCCGATGACGACGATTCCTGAGCCGAGCATTCGCAGTCGCCAGCTCGTGATTCCGCTCCACTTCTGGTTTGCAGAGAACCCGGGTCTTGCGCTTCCCCTGGCGGCGCTTCAGAATTCCGAGGTCTACATCAACGTCACGCTTCGGAATGTCAATGACCTGTATACGGTGATTGACGTGGACCCGACCAGTTCGACCTACGGACAGCGCGTGAAGCCGACCAACTACCCCCTTCAGCGCTTCCTCAGCCCGCCGAAGACTGACGGGACGGAGAGCAACCCGCTGTTGACGACGTTCTTCCCTAATCCCTATCTCGAGGGCAATTTCATCTACCTCACGGAGCTGGAGTGGAATCAGATTGCCAAGGCCGACACGACCGTGCTCGTGAAGACCGTCCGCTACGTTGGCAAGGAGGGACAGTTCGGTGGCAATACAGACTTGGAGATTCCGATGTACAACCTTGTGACCCGCATCGTCTTCGCAGCCCAGCGGTCGGACCGGATTCTTGCGAACGACTGGGACAATTACACGAACTGGCTCGACCCGAAGCGTGCACCCTGGACTCCTATCTCCAGTGCAGCAGTGACCTCACTCTATTCCTCGGGACAGCAGCAGACGACGTCCACGTTCCCACGGGACCCGATGGTCGACGGAGTTCTGATGTTTGATGCCAAGGAGCGCTTCCAGACGAAGCCTCTGCCGTACTTCTCGCTCCTTCAGATGTACCGGCATACAACCGGAGAGGCTCCGGGGCTGGCTGGGCTCTACATGTATTCCTTCGCACTGGACCACGACCAGTACCAGCCGAGTGGCGCTGCGAACGGCAGCCTTTTCAACAAGGTCACGCTCCGACTGACGCTGCAGCAACCCCTTCCGCAGGCCAGCACGGCGACAGGCGCACCGACGACCAACATCGTCTGCGTGTTGAAGTCGACCGTGTTCAGTCCCAACCCGACCATCATTCCTGCGGGGAATGTGGGTCTCTATGACCCGAATGAACTCGTGACGGTGGTCCAGGGCAATGACAACGTCATCTTTGTCTACACGTACACGGTCGGTGTCTACGTGGAGGCCATCAACTTCTTCCGCATCGTCTCCGGTCTTGGCAATCTTGTGTTTGCGAATTAACAACAGGATGGTTGTCATCAAATCGGCAAAGTTTGGAGACGAGTACGACACCACCGATGTGTCGAAGTCCCTCGCAGACAAGGTCAAGGATGGGGCGATTGATATCTACGTGGACTCAGGAATCATTCCCTTTGTTGACAAAGCCAGTGGCGTCAACCGAACACGTCTCACGGATGACGAAGCGCGTGAAATCAAGGACACCGTCGCCGAGATGTGTGGACCCACCGACCAGGTGTGCATCGAAATCAAAAAACAGGAGCTGGCCGAGGCGAAACTTAAGCAGAAAGAGGCCACGAAGACCACCTCCACTGCGCAGGTCATTAAGGGACGGAAGCTCACCGTCACGTATACGGATGACTCGGGGAGAACGCGGACCGCGATTATTCCGGAAGGCCAGCAGTTTCAGGTGGGAGACCTTGGGAAACTGAAGCCGACTCCGGAACCCGTGGACACGACACCAAGTGCTGCATCTCAGGTGTTCTCCTCCGTCTGGGGGGTTCTCGGCACGACGGTTCTCGTCTTTCTCTACGCAGCGAGTATCATCGTGACCTGGATGACATTCGTCAAGTATGGGTCCAAACTCGTTGCCGGTGGGATGGTCGCAGTTGCCGTCTTCATTCCCTATTCTGGCTTCGGACTGTCGTTCTTCGGTCCGTTCCTTGCCGAGTACTTCCGCGTGGACAAGCTCTCGCGTCTCAAGGCAACGGTTCCCGAAGAGTTTGCCGCGATTGCGAAGGCCAACCCGTTGTTGCTTCCCACGGGTCCGGCGAGTGGGAACATCCTCTCGGGAAGGAAGTAATGCTCGAAGCCCGCTGGGTCGTTGCCGGCGCCATTGTCGGCATGCTGATTTCCACCGTCCTCATTCCTCCGACCCGAAAGGTCAAGGTGCTCCCGCAGCCCGCGGATACGAGCACCTTTCACGTCGACACAGGGTGCGTTCGCTTCATCTCGGAGGAAGTTCCCTGCACGGCTGAGCCCGACTCATTGAATTTGCTCGCAACTACATAATGGCGTTCGTCACAGGAGAGCGCGTGTCTGCAGTGATTGCGAAAGCGTCCCCCTTTTTCTCGTTCCTCATCGGACTGGGGGTCTTTGCTCTGCTCTTTCATCGCTCGTACACCGCGGAAAAGGTCCCTGCGTTGCCGCTCAAAGAGATGGCTGGCAAGGTCGTGCGGAATGACGGCAAGTGCTATCGGTACCGCGTAGAAGATGCATCCTGCGAAAGCTCCTCTCCTTCATAAACAAATGGAAGATGCCACGTCGCTCGATGCACTTCTCCCGTCCCCTCAGGGTCCTCAGTCTCAGCCCCCCATGATGGCCATGCCCAGCATTGCGTCGCCCGGGCACTCTGGAATGGCCCCGAGCTTCAAGCCCAGTCTTCCGGCCATGCGCTTTCTCTTTGCGAACACCACCCTCTACCTCGCCATCTTCCTCGCGGGGGCCATCGTCTCGCTCTCAACGCCCCGCAACCTTCTGCTTCAGTATATTCCAAACGCCTACACGTCGGGGGGTGTTGTCAGCTGGACTGGCGCAGCGATTCTCGGTGCAGCGACGGTTGTCCTCACGAATCTGCTGAATACATTTTTGTCGGGCTTCCTTGGCTGAGAGT